ACGGTAATAAAGTTCTTCTGCTACTGCAGCATTCCAGACAGTTCCGTTTGATGATATTTTAGATATTGTTGTTGAAGTAGCAGAATAGCCCACTTCCCAGTGATTATCTGTGGTAGGTGTGCCTGTGCTCTGTCTTACTACAAACCAGACAATCGTTCCGTATAGCCCTAGATTTATAGGAGTGAGGAGACTCAATTCTCTCCATTGCGAAATATTGTCAGTTACATCGGTTGTTGATATTGTTTCTGCAGACAACGATGCAAGCGGATAATCCCCAGTACCATTGTCGCTCCATAATTCAAGGGATAATAATCCGTCAGGAGTTCCTATCCTCTTGATTAATGCAGCCAATTTTCCAACAACAAAAGCAGTTGTAAAGTTCACCCTGATTGCGAAATATAGATAATTTCCAACAATCGGCATAAACTTCACGTTGCCAGGAATATTCTGCAATACCCCCCTAGAGAATGGAGCACCCACATAATCCTCGCAGTACGTTTCCTGAGGACCACAACATATCTGTTTCTCATGGTCAGACCAGGCACGATAATTGTCCATATAGCGGGTTGTATCATCTTCCAGGTTTAGGCTTGCCCTTCCACCTACCCAGTTCTCTTGAACGATTGATTTATAAGGTAGTTCATAATCATCGTACTTACCTGTACCACTGCTTATCTTTGTGCTTGTTCTTGGATATGGATTTCTTTGAATAGCAGTTGGATCGTTCATTCCCCTGCTGTTAACAAGCATAAGACCTACGGATTGATTGCCGTCTGTAAGCTCGAGATCGTACTTAGGATGCTTTCTGGTTGACTTAACGTTACTCATCAATTCCTCTTCCATACTCAAAGTTATGCGTCAATCCGTAATGAGCAAGTTTTACTTCTGGTGGTTTCTTGGTAGGAAACCTTGACCTGGCTTCCATAACACGACCATTCATCTCTGCTATACGACTATCAAGAATAGGTTCGGCTTGTGTTTTCTGTGCTCTTTTCCACAACAAACATTTCAATGCGCTCTCCAACACAACCCTACTGATGTTGATATGCTCTGCTAGTTTATCAGTCCTGGCATTCAAAGCTGGATGTGGCAACCAGTATTCTAGTTTTGCGATCCAGGGCTCGGGTGGCTGTGAATTGAATATCAATTTCTTTTGAGTTCCAACCGCTGTCTCTGCAATATACCAGTCGGAATATTCGGTCCATAAATTGTGATCGGTTGTATCTGTTCTCTGTATCCAGACCTTTATATTCTCGTCCAATAATTCAGCAGGTAATGTGTATTCTGTTTTATCTTCAGCAGTTGTTATAGTCGTAATATCAACGTAAGGTATTGGCGTTTCCATCAAGAATATATTCAAGTTCTGAATTATGATGTCTCTCGTATATTCATCATTGGCAACTGCATACCTATCACCAGCAGCTATTGAGGCTGTCAATGCTTCGTGAGTGATAGTACCAGTTGATTCAGCAAAATCTGTGATCCTCGCCCATTCCCCCTGTGGAGCTACACCAGCACCTCCAGCATCGTAAATAAGAAATAGTGTACCCTTGTTGAAATAATCATCGATAAATCCATCCTTGAGATAGATATTATCGACAAGAGTTGTACCGCTGCCACCCGTAGCAGTTCCTTCAAAGGCAACAGCCAACTCACGCGCAATACGATATACAATATCAAATAGCGTGTAGGCTGCCATTGTAGCCTCCTACAGTGTAGTAACCCAGCGGATTGTTACTACAACACAAGCTGTCAATGCGTCTGCCTGAGCCACTGATACTGTGATAAGACTATTAACCAATGGGTATCGATCCCACCCATTAGTTATTACTGCAGCAGCAGCATCGTGTATTGGCATACGCGGAGCAAATCTACCATCCGTAGCACTGTTACTGCGAACCAATACATTACCAAATACTGCTTCGGAGATAGTCACATCTGCTGTGGCTGGACAACTGGCGTGATAGTCGATATACACATCCAGTAATTCTCCAGTCAATAGAACAGATGAAGTTCCACTTCCGGTAGCTACACCTGCTCCACCAGTTGTGGTGACACTTATTGATGTGGTATTCATAACCATACTCATAGCGACCTCCTATAGATGGTGCGCCTGGAGCAGCTTTGATAACATATCTTCTCTTGTTCCTAATCTGTCCTGTACTTCTTTGCGTTCCAATGCGCGCCTGTTGATTGATTTATTCAATTCTTCTGTTTGTTCTTTGGTAAAGTATTGCACTTCATATCCGAAGTCACTCTGCAATAATCCAACCACCTTCTTTGCATTACCTTCTGGATACTCTCTTTCAACCGGAATGAATGCCATTCCGTCTGTGAATAACACACTCATGGTCATTCCATTGAACATCGGGTTCTTGGTCCAAACTAACCAACCCTCTTCCTTACGCTTCATATCATCGATCTGTTGGTCCTTTATGACCATTTGCTTATTCAGTCTTTCAATCTCTGCCTTCATATCTTCCAATGTCATATCAGCTGGTGAGGATTGATCAACACTTGCCTCGACCTGTTCACTTGTTGCACTGGTTTTCTTGTTCATTTTCTAGCACCATAATCCTTTTGTGGTAACCCACGTTGTGTACTTACGTTTTTGTAATCGCGTGGTTCTTTGCGTAAGTATTTTGACCAATTCCTCTCGCTCCAGTCTCGGATGATCTCGATGGGTGAAAATCCGAAGCGAAAGGGTTGCGGTATGCGGTGCAGATAATTCCCGCATACTTTGCATCTCTCCAAATAACTATCATTTATTCCATGAGTAACCTCTACTCTTGGATGGTTCTTGTTAGTACAACCATACACGTAGTCTGGCATTAAACTACCTCCGCAAGTATTCTTGTGTCTGGTGCTTGTTCAGATGCAATTATTCTAAATCCAGCACTCCCAATTATTTCCTTGATCACGTTCTCTGGGAACGCATATAAATGTGCAAATCGGAATGCCAGCTTATTCACTACAGGAACTTCTACGATAAGATACTTATTGCAATACCTTTTGTACCTTTTTAGTTCTTCTCTTGGGTTCGAGCAATGTTCTAATACGTGAATGGAGGTCAGTAGATCGGCATGGTGCATTGGTTCGTTTTTATATTTACCGTATAGATCGGTGCCGTAAGATTTACATTTGTATAACGCGTGAGTAAGCTGTAGAAAATGTCCTCTGGATGCACCAATATCCATGTGTGACTTTGGGTTGATGTTGTATCTCTCAAGAAACTCCATCAAACTATCAGCCCTAGCCAGTTCGTTCTCATTCAGACGGCTTTCGTCTATTCCAATGGACCTGGTGTATATACCATCTGAGTAATATCTTGCAAGTCCATCGTCATTCATGCGTGGGTTTTGAATAAGCACTCCACATTTATCGCACTTCACATAAGTAGTCACGGTTGCAACCATGAAATTCAATGACTCAATAGAGGCTGAAAAGAACGGAGCAGTGAAATAAGAAGTGTCCCTAGAAAGTCTCCTGCTTTTACAGATCGGGCACGATTCGGTTTCAGTGTATCCGTACATATCAATCCTCGACAATATCCATAGTCAAATCCCAGTCTACCTTACGGAAGTCTATTGTTTTCATCAAGCGATTATGTAATTCTACCGCACCTTGACAAGCGAACATACTTGCCCTGCCATTCAAATAATCTATCCAGACTTTTTCAGGTACTTTATCCTTACCTGCCAGGTCCACTTGCCCTTTAAGTGTGTTGCCTAATGCCTTCCAATACTCCATCGCCCCCATGTAATCAGCTTTTTGTATTTCCAAGAATTGTTTAGAAATATAAGAATCGGTGGTCTGCATTAACCTGCCACCAGCACTGATCGCACCTTCGTACAAATATACCCAGGCACTTTTTTCAAGATAACTGTCACCATTATCAGGATTGTTCGGGTCTTTATATACTGCCTTTGCAGCTTCTTCCATATCTCTTTTGAGTATCTTATGCTTATCCTGATAGGATTCTACAACTGCTTTTACGTGGAGTTTATCTATATAAGGGACAACATCAAACCCATACAGGGGTGCTACACAAAGGCTGCACTCAACAGGCTTAGTAACCTTGATCCCACGACCTAATGCCAGACCAAGCCAAAATTCTACAGCAGGTTTTTGATAACCATATTCTGTATCGGAATCACAGTCCACCCCAAATAATTCTATCTTGTCAAATTCCTCGTAGATTGCAAGTGCAATCATAAAGGATGCGGTACTGGTGAAATACTTGTCATGCAATACCTTTTTGGCTTCGTAATCTATTCTCTCAAGACCTACCAACAGTTTGTCGCATATCTCTTCCAAAGGATAGCGCACGCCTGAAGGTATCAGCTTAGGGTCCAGTTCCGCTTCCTGCATGTAGATCGGGAACAGATGCTCTTTCTTAAGCCATCTTGAATATATCTTTGACTTCTGTTGTTCTCCCCTTAAATACCAGGAGCGTTTATGAATTTCAAACAACCTGTCTACGCGTGGTATTTCCTCTACGAATAGAACATGGTTCATTGTCCAGATTTCATCAGCCTTGCTGTATTTTAAATACGGCAAGGTAAGGTGGCTGAAACCAACGATTGCTACGGATTTCATTTACACCCTTTCTAATAAAAGTGGTGGGGAGGCTTGCGCCTCCCCGATGATTGTTAGTGGAACTCAACAAGCCGCGTCCAGTCAACCCCATAATTCAAAGTCACCCAGGCGACAGGGTTACTCATTGTGCCAGAGGCACTCTCAGTAACAAAGTCGAAGGAAACAGTGCGTTTATTGGTGATGAACGGGATGATGTACTCCCCAGCTGCAGTAATGTCGTGCCGAGCTGCTATGATCGCATACGTGGCACTTACTGTAGTGATGGTAGAGGTACTGGAACCACGTACCAGAACAGAAAGAGAGGGAGCACCAACGATTTGCGGAATGATCAGATGTACAGCCAATCCAGCAAGTCCTGTGCCTTCAATCTCGTATCCAGAAGTATCGTATCCAGTCTGGTCAGTTCCCCCGAAAGTCAGGGCATCTGAGGTTGTAAATAAAGCGAAAGCAGAATCTCGAATAGGCATGTCATACCTCCTATGCGGTCCACGAAGCAGGTGGAAGAATGTTCCAAATGCGTGCTATGCCATAAGAACCAAACCCAGCCAATCCAAGCACCCATTCGATCAGTGTCTGGTTGGCTGTTGCAACGTCTTTCTTCGCATCTTGAACAACTTCAATTGGACCAAGCTGGATTCCAGTAACGCCTTGTTCCTCGTTGAAAGCAGCGAAGTATATGGACGTTGCGACTGCAGCAGAACCTGCGCCGTCTGCCTCATCTGCCATAACCTCGGTAGTCTGATCTGCTTTCAAGCCCATATCGTAGATGGGTACACCCTTGTAGCTCAACTGTTGACGATCAAAGCTGTCTTTAGTGACATCAAGGAAGTTACCACCTGCTGAGTTGATATAACGCAGGGAACGTCCGAAACCGAGCAGCATGGCTTCATTGCAGAACATCGCACTTACTTGACCGTTATTGGTATAACGGTGCGCTTGTTCAACTTTCGTCCAGAACAGATTGACGTTGGCTGCTGAAGCGGTTACATTCAATCCAACTGAATCGGAATTACCAGCCGATATTTTTTGTCGCGTAGGCATTAAGCTAACGCGTTTCTTTAATCCCTGGAAACCCAGGGGATCAGTAGCAAGATCACCATTGATGAAGTAATCATTCCACTTCAAAGCCAGGGCTTTGAGTTTCATGTCCATGATCAATTTCTTCGGATCAGTGATGGTATTGCTTAGTTTGTTGTAAACACGATCAAACTTAACCAATCCACCAAGAATATACAGAGACTCCCACACCTCTTCAACATCGCCGGTAGTATCTTCTGTGTAATCATTCCCAAGATCACGGAATGCTACACCTGGCAGAACACGCCAG